TCATGATTTCAGAGTGCCCAATAGTGGGCGGATTAAATCTGCCGAACACAATTGCCAGAGTTCCTTTGGTCTTTGGAACCGCAGGAGGAGCGATTGTGGGCTCTTCTGGAGGCATTGGAGGCTGCTCGGCAGGAATCTCTGGTTCCGTCGCCACAGGCTGTTCTGGCTGCACTGGAGGGGCTTGAGATGGAAAGGTGGATCCCAAGGGAATATTTTTTTGAAATTCCCCTTGCTTCGGATCCTTTCCTCCGATGATCTGATTTTTATTATAAAACTTTAATTGGCCACCAACAGTTTTTGCTTCAAATTCTCCCGTAGCTCTATTATACCATCCACCATGCCCATCACCAACATAACCAAATCTTTTTGCTTGAACAGAAGCATAAGATGCTTCCTTTAAAAATTCCTTAAAGGTTTTCATTATTTACTTGTACTCGGCAACACTATATAATAACTTTATTATATTTATGTTTTTAAATAGGAACATCAAGATTTGCACTTGAATCTATTTTTAATCGCTTTACTAATTAAGCTATGTTCCAGTTCAATTATCGAATTGACATATAATTGAATAATTCCGGATGAGATTCACAATATTTTCTTATGATTTCACCTGCTTTAGCATTGGCTTCATTCTCTGAAGGACTTCCTGCTTTTGTATTTTTTTCAATTCCTTTTTCAATATGTTGTTTGTAGTGAACATATTCATGAGAAATCGTTCTTAAAATATCGACAGGATGTCTATTAATGATACTCAAATGAATTACATTATCTTTAGAGATATGACCAAATGTACGCATGTGTGAAGCATAATCTACATCATCGATTATGACGATTGGAATGTCATATCTGAGTCGAAGTTCTCTTTTAAGATAAATTAGAAAACGTTTTAGAATTACATTAAACTGTATTCTAGATATTGCTCTTCCTTTTGATTTACCAAGAATAGACATATTTTTGTTTTTATTTATCAGAGGTCTCCCGCTTCTCTGTTTTCAGAATAAAATGAATCAAAGTAACCATCCGGGTATCTCTTCGAAAGTTTTTCCACGTTCATTGAAATAATTTCATCTAAAGAGGTATCCAAAGCAATACAAATCTCAGCAACATACCACATTAAATCACCTAATTCACGTTTGAGATGAAACTTAGTTTCGTCATTCCAATTTTTACCCTGAAACACGAGTTTCTTTACGATCTCCAGAAGTTCACCACTCTCAGCCGAAGCACCTATGGCTCCAGTCAAAAGTCTTTCAATATTTGCACCCTTCCCATCAAGTGAAACCAAACGATCAGAAAGAGCAAGAAAATCTTTAGATTCATCTGATGTTACTGCATCTACAAACTTAGAATAATCGTTAAAATTGATCTGCTTGTTATTTTCCATAGTTAATAATTAATTGTGAATAATTTGTTAAATTAGTTTACTAAATATCTAACTTCATCAATAAAGTTAGCAGCTAATGCAGTTTTAATCATATGATCGGATGAACTGTCTTTTTTTGGATAATCCGAAAAATAAACCACATATTTAATTGAAGGATCTATAAATTTTAATAAAGCCCCGTTGCATATCGCTTTTTTTACATTATCAGTTCTTTTTGCCCCTGGTCTTTTCTTTGTACCTTGTTTTCCACCTTTAGCTTCACCATATTCAATGATTCCGTTTTTTTCTGCAATATAATCGACATCTACACCAATTTCGACAATTTTTGTAGATTTAGGTATAATAGTATAACCAATATCGGTTAAATGATTTTTAACTAAGGTTTCAAATTCCTTTCCTGTTTTTTTGCTCTCTGATTGAAAGTTTGTTTTCATAATTTTTAAAACTTAAATCCATCAAATGATTTTTTTATTTTTGATCCATCAGCATGATCAAAATCTTCATCTTTACCAGAACCTAAAATACCCTTTTGGGCAATTTGCTCACAATCATAAAGTCGCATTTTTGTTCTATCAATTCCCAACACGAACCTCTTATATATGTCAGTTGAAGAATAACGATTTTTTAACTGTTTTACCATAATCTGACCTAACTGTTCCAACTCTTCTGTGCTAATCAGCGCAAACATAAAATCTGCAGTAGCTGGAAGTCCGAAAGATTCCGAGGTATCAGTAAGTTCTAAATCCGATGAACCAAATCCACTTCTAGTAGTTTGTGTAGCACTAACAATAGGAACATTAAACTCAACAGCAAGACCTCTGAGTTCTTCTGCAATAGATTTAATATAAGAGTATGAATTAATTGATGAATTTCCCTTATATCTGGAAGAAGAACAAATATTTAAATAGTCAACAAAAATAATATCTGGGTAAAATGATTTCTTAAGTGCCAATTCATTCAGTAATGATTTAAAATGTCCTGCATGTGCAGAAGCAGTCGGATACTCTTTAATAACAAGTGATCCTTGAGTTTTTTTAGATAAATTTTGAACTTTATTTTTAAATACTTGTTGTTGCAAATCAGACAATTGTTGAATTGGCACATTCAACAAATTTGCATCGATACGTTCTGCAATTCTTTCCTCGGCCATTTCGAGAGTAATATACAATACGTTTTTACCTTGCAATAAGGTTGATGCTGCAAAATGACATAATGCTAAACTTTTGCCGACACCAGTACCTGCAATTATTATATTAAGCGTTTTCCTAGGTAATCCGCCTTTAGTAATCTTGTTGAAATATTCTAAATCAAACTCAATTTTATCTTCTTTTTTAGTATAAAACTCATAACGACTTTCATAATCTCCGAGATAATCGTGACCAATATTATTATCAAAAGAAACTGATAATGCATCTGAAAGAATGCTGGGAATGGCATCACGACTTTTCTTTTCGTTATTTCCATCTGCAATATGAATGGATTCCATAAGAGCAAGATATATCGCACGATCTCGACACCACTTTTCAGTAATATCAATTAACCACCGTTGATCTGTAAACGAATTGTTTAAAACCTTAATAATTTCATAAATTTCTTTGAGATCTGATTCGTTTAAATCAGTTCGATTATCGATTTCAATAGTCAATGCTTCTTTAGTAATCAGTGAATTATATTTACTAACAAACTTAGAAAGTTCTTCAAAGATTATTTTTTCCGTTCTTTTTTCGAAGTATTCTTTTTGTATGAATGGAATTACTTTTCTGCAATATTCTTCATTAAAAATTAAATTTCCTAGGATTGTAAATTCAAGTCTTTCCATTACTTATAGTGCAGATATGCAGTGAGAATATACTTTGATCCTCCAACTGGTGCTTCCCCTCGGTGAGGAAAAAGCCAAAGAGGAGGAAAGACGACCAGTCTACCCTTTTTGGGGGAGATTGTCAAATCATGAAACACGGTGTTTCCTCCAGCAGTCACATCATTCAAATACCATAGAAAAGATAAAAATCTTCTCGATGAATCATGATCCACTACATCTACATGTGTGTCGAAGCGATCATTACCATCAGAATTATATTTTTTTATTCTAAATTGTTCAAAGGCGTGTTCATTTGGAAAAACACGCTTATCAATAAATTCATAATAAAGATCACGATATTCAATTACTTTTTTGATGATATGATTATGAACACTTGAAATTTCTGATGATAAATTCCGATTTTGTGTTAGATTTAATTGAGTGAAATTTGGCTTACCTTCATTATCATGCCTTTCATGTAAATTGGTATGCTGATCGAAAGTTGAAACTAAAAAATCACAAATATCAGGTTCTAGTGCGCTCTCATATATCTGAATAAATTCATTAAGTTCAGCCATACTTGAATTCTTCTCTTGCAATTTCATCTAGTTTCTGCATAATATCATCTGTAAAATACTGTTCTGGATTTTTAAGAATTTCCTTTCCATAGATTTTTTTACCATCAATTTCATAGCGTCCTGCAGTATTTTTCCAGAGACCACCAAGCTCTCCTAATTCAAGTAGCCCATAATACCGATCAAGACCACGTTCATCATAATATAAACGAATTTCGACATCTTGATTTTCCTTACTTAATCGTGATTTGTATGTTTTAGCTTTAATGATATTACCTACAATTTCAGTACCTTCCTTTTCTTTAGATTTTGAAAGATAAATGATAGTAGAAGCTGAATATTTAATTCCTGAGCCGCCAGACATTTCTTTAGGTGAATACAAGCTCATAGAATCATATACATGATTTGTTACTAACATTGGAATATTCGTCTGCCCAAGTTTAAGTGTAAGCATACGAAAAGCACCTTTAATTAATTGTGCTTTAGTCATGTCCCGAGAATCCTTTTCCGCTAGCGTATCACTAATTTCTTTATTTGAAGATAGCATTCCAAGAGAATCCAATACGAACATACAAGGCTTTCTTTCTTCTGCGGGTTTTTTCTGATATATATCTACAGCTTTTACAGCTTTATTTCTAAATTCTTCAATAGTAACCACATTAATTACAATGAGTCTATTAATATCGATTCCTCGACTTTCTAGAAGAGATTTAGTAATAGCAGACTCAGTGTCAAAATAGAGACAGTAACCATCGGGATTACTTTCTAGAAAGTTTTTGACGACTGCGAGAGAGAAAAAAGTTTTCCCAGTGGAGTTTTCACCGCAAATTGCAGTAATCTTATTTCCTGATACTCCACCATAAATGGATCCGGATACGAGAGCATTAAAAATATATGAACCTGTATCTACATATGTCTCAGATTCATCAATTTCGGATGCTATAGAAGCATACTCAGATCCAACTTCTTTTATAATTTCTTTTAAAAAATCCATAATTTTTCTAGATAAAAAGTGATTCTAATGTGATAGTTTTTTCGGTTTTCCATCCAATAATATCTAATATAGTTTTTAATGGATCCAGAAAACCTTTTTCAAATTGCAAATCATAATCAACATATTTTTCAAGACTAAGTTCTTTAGGAAATTCTTGAATAAAAGAGATTACGTTTTCACGAATTATATTTGGTTTTTTTAAGTAAACATATTTAATCTTTTCTCCATTATAAATCAAAGAGTATTTGTTTGTTAACTTTTTCTCTTTGATGTAATGATTGAATAAAAGAGCCCCACGAACATGCATTGGAGTTTTGGGTGCGTAAATATTTGAAGATGAAAAATATTTACGTATATCAGAAGCGGATCTCGGGAATGCTATTTGTTCAGGAGTCAAATTCTTAAATTCAGATCTACACTTACTGATAAATTCGATAATATCATTTTCATTGCCACTCATGAGTATATGAAAGGCATCTTTTAACATTTTGCGACATGGTGCTGGGGTTGACGATTTGATAGCCTCGATACCCTTGATCTTCAACTTTGGTTCAGAATACCGAACACCTTCACTATCCCAGACCTTTAGAATATATCTTTTCTTTGCTGTCCAGATTCCACGTTCCGCAATACATTCCCGCTTCATGATCATTTTCTGATCATATGCATTTACATATTCGGCCAGCTTTTGGTAAGAACTCTCAATATATTTTTCAAGTTCCAACTTACAGATCTTATCAAGGAACGAAACAATGCCTTCAACAGTTTTTTCTCTTCCTTTGTATATAGTTTCAACCAAAGGACCCATATTGAGATAGAGAGAATCAGTATCGGAAGCAATAACATAATCAACATCCTGAGTTTTAAGAAGTTTGTTCAGATAACCATTCATAGAATTCATAATCCATCTAATCGAAACTTGTCCAGAGAAGGTAATAGCTTCGGCTAAATCGAGTTTATAATATCTAAAGTATTGATTCCCCGTGGCCCCAAAGGCGGAATTTAATTGAATCTTTCTCGCCATCTGAATATTATTGCAACGAGAAATTTCCTTAATTAACTCTTTGTTTTTGGTTTTTTCATATTCTTGCTCAGCCGCAAGCATTTTCTGTTTAAAAATAACTCGTTCATTATAAATTTTTTCCATTAATTCTGGAAGAAATCCCCTTTTATCTTTTCGAAACATTGCACCATTAGCGCATATACAATTGTCTTTATATTCGGAAAAGTCAATTGATTGATTTAAAATTTTATCTACATTAACTGTTGGATGTTTTTCTTCGAGAATAGTTTCCGGGCTTAAATTGTACATCATAATTAAATGAGGATACAAGCTGTTTAAATCGCAACTTACAACCCAATCATAAATACCAGGAATTGGTTCCTTTACATAAGCACCGCCAAATTTATCAGTTTTTTCTGAAAATTTCTTTTGCGGAATAACAATATTTCGTTTCTTCAGGTAATTGTAGATAATAGTATCCCACATTTTAACTTGAGAAAATACATCACTATAATTAACTTTAGCATCATAAGCCATAGTGATTGCCAGTTCGATAAGTTTCATCTTATCTTCTAACCGATCAACTAGCTTAACGTCAAGAATATTATAAGACACAAATTTTCCCCAACCCTTAGTATAAAAATCCCTAAAGGTATCGAATTCAGAGTGATCTAGCTTTTTCTGTCCAAGCTCAACCTCGGCAATGTAATCTAGACGATAAGACTCTTGAACTTTATAGGTGAACTTTTTATACAAATCTAGATAATCGAGTTGGGATATACCCATAATATTATATGAAATGTACTTTCTACCAGAAATGTAAACTTCATCCTCCTTAACTACGTTCCAAGGAGAAAGCATATTTTTATACTTTTCTCCTAGAACAGATTCAATCCTTCTAGAAATATAAGGAATATCATACAATGTTGAATTCCAACCACTGATAATGTCGGGAGTGTTATTTTCATCTGACCACCAATGAATAAAATCCATTAGAAGTTCATGTTCAGTATCAAAAGGTTTATACAATACATCTTGATCTGTAGTATGATATGAACCTTTACCCCAAGTGTAAATTTGTTTAGTTGAACAATCTTGAATTGTAATCAGTAGAATTTCCTCTGCTGCGGATTCAACATCAGGGAATCCGTTTTCAGATGCGACCTCAATATCAATTACGTAGATTTTGATTTGATCAATATCATACCGAATTTCATCATCTGGATACTTTTCGGAAATGTATTGATACAAATATCTTTCATTTCCATAAATTTCAAAGTTTTCAATATCTTCGTACTGTTTATAAAATTCTCTACAATCTTTTATGGATCCAGGATTAATAGCTTGAGCATATTCTCCAGATAAGGTTTTGTATTCAGTTGGGATATTTGATTTTACAAACAATGTGGGTGAAAATTCCTCTCTGACTTTAAATCGTACTCCTTGATTAGTTCCCCTGACTAAAATACGATTGCCATACATTTCAACATTGGTATAAAAATTCATCAACTAGTTAACTCCAAATATTTTTGAATAATTTCTGGTTTTGGATCTACCACAGTTAGTACATTATCGGAAAGAATTTTCATTTCTCTTTGATTTGTAACTTCCGGCCAAGGAGTCATATTTTCGTTGACATCAATACGATATGGATTAATTAATTTCCAATCTGGATCACCAAGTTCTGCATCAATTTCAACAACTTCAGTAATAATTACATTATCAACATTCAGTAAAAGACACTTGATTGCTTTCATTTATTTTTTCCTCATAAAGATTTTTAACGGATGTAATTGGGTCAACCATTGTTACGACCCAACTTGGAGTAATTACTACATCAGTATCTTCAGTAAGTAATATCCAAGGTGTTAAGGATACTTGAATCTGCGAATCGTGCAGCCTCTCTTCAGAAAGAAGAATTGGACGTTCGGTTAGAACTTTATGTGGATTATGTAGCATATATCCACATAAAGAATTATCCTGTATAATTTCCTTTGCTTCAGAGATTATAGTCTCACCGGACTTCATTAAAATTAGTTTGATCGTCATTTGGCTCAATACTCTGCCTTACCATCTTAGCAAAAAAATGGGGAGATGTCAAGCGGCATCCCCCCAAATCTCTAATTAGTTTTTAAAGCTCAATCTCCGTTTCCTCCAGAACTAGAAGAAGACTTCTTTGCACAAGCCTTTCCTCCAGGAGCCATAGCATAAGGTATTACATTATAGCATTTTACTTTTTGACCAGAAGATGAATTAATATATTGAACTTTTTCAATAAATTGTTCAAAAGATTTCATTTGAATTTTTATTTTATTTAGAGATAATCTTTTCTCGCATGATGATCTGGTATTGTTTTTTTCAGATAAATGCTCAATAATCCATCTTCGAAAGTTACATCTTTAATAATAACATCATCGGATAAAGTCCAAATTCTCTTAAAAGATCGAAGAGCAAGACCTTTATGAATATAATTCGTGTTAGATTCTTTATCTTCTTTTTGGCCTTCAACAAATAATTTTCCGCATTCAGTATATACCAATAATTCTTTTCGTTTAAATCCGGCTAAAGCAAGTTCTAATTTATTTTCAACACTACTTAGCTGAATATAATTGTATGGCGGATAATTTGAAGTGGTTTCATGAATATTAAAAATTCTATCGAAATATTCTTCAATACCGATACTATTTTTTGAAATTTTATCCATCAAAGCGGAAAGATCCGCTGAAGTATATTTTGTCATTTAATTCTCCTTAAAAAGCGAGTTTGAATAGAAGGATCCTTTCGGCATCCAACATTATTTAATCATAAAAAAGAAAAAAGAGGAACAGTGAAAACCGAACCTCTTTTTTGGGTGTTCCGAACTTTTCTGTAGAGACCGCACGAAAGTCTCATACTATTTAGTTAAATTCTTCAGGCTTCTTTTTCTTTGCCCCGATATTATATTTTGTTTCTAAAATCCATTCGTCTTTTTCCTTATACGAAAGAACTTTAATTTGATTCAAGGGAGCAATGTTTTGTATTTTAGATACATCGACAATTGTAATAAGTCCCCAATCGGCCAATAGCTGTGCAATTCTATTACGGCGTTGTACATCATTTACTGTTAGATTGGCATGTTTACCATCTAAAGCAAAAAGTTCTTTAAAATGAATAATATAATAATGACCCTGCTTATGTAAAATATGACAGGATTGATACAATTTTTTTTCTTTTCTTGAAGCAACCCCAATACGAGTTAAGGTTTCTCGTACTTTTAAAAAGTCATCGGGCTCATTGAGAATCACCTCCACCATTTGATCTGGTGTCCATCTCACTTCAGGTTCTTGAACTACGCTCATTTTGTTCCTCCAGTTTCAAACTTTGATTTTATATAATTAAGCTGTTCTTTATTTAGAATCATCAAAGCTTGCTTTGCCTTTTCATTACTATAGCCATAATAACGTTTGACATAATCAAGGTCTTTGATATTATCTTTACGGAGCCAGGGAGAATATCTCTTCTTTTTCCGCAAAATATTTATATAAAAATCATACTGCATTTTTTTAGGCAAAAAATGATTTATATTCATTTCATTTGCAAACATCACACAATCGATGTGACCAGAAAGACACCGATTAATGATATATGAATTATATTCTTTTTCCAATAAAGAGTTTTCATCCATCAAATTGATTTTTGATGAATTAATTGAATTTAGCCAATCCTTAAGTTCCATATTATTTAAATGAACATTCGACCATAATTTCAGTTAAAGCAGCAAGAAGATTGATTTCCTGGTCACAAACAAAAGCACACTGATATTGATACCTTGCAATGATTAAAACTGCAGCAGGAATTGATGCTGGAATTAATGCAGTATAAAGAGCATCATAAACTCTACGAAGAAGCACAGAAGCATCATTATCTAAATTTGATACCACCCATTTACGAACTTCCGTGAAATTCTTATCCTTTAGATTTTTAATCAATTCATTTACGGAAATATCAGAAAGTGATGCAAGAATTCCGGAGTCAATAATTCCTCCAGCAGAATATCTCTGACATTCATTCAAAACTCGTCTAAAATCAGGAAAATACTTGGTTACAAGTTCTGCAACTACTTTTTGATCATATTTAATCCCCTCATTATCCAAGATAGTTTGAAGACGTTTGAAAAAAGCTCCAGCCAGTTGAGCTTTTTGTTTTCCTTTGATTGTAAAATCAATGACGGCACATCGGGAATGCAATGGCTCAATAATCTTGTTCTTGTAGTTGCAAGTGAAGATGAATCTACAGTTGTTATAAAATGTCTCAATATTCGCCCGTAGTAAGAGTTGAACATCTGAGGTTGTGTTGTCACTTTCGTCCACAATAATGACTTTGTGTTTAGATGTTGACGTAAGTGAGACGGTCGAAGCAAAGCTCTTTGCTTGGTTTCGGACAGTATCCAAGAAACGCCCTTCGTCGGATCCGTTAATGACATAATAATCTGCTCCTAATTCATTGCATAATGCTTTTGCGATTGTAGTTTTACCAATACCAGGTGGACCAGAGAGAAGGAGATTTGGAATCTCTCCTTTGGCTACAAACTCCTTAAAGGTTTTTTTAGTATCTTCCGGAAGAATACAATCCTCAATAGTTTTTGGTCTATAGCGTTCCACGAAAAGGAAGTCACTTGTCATAATTTAAAATCAATCAGATCTTTTTAAAATAAAATAAGGATATTCATCCTCTTCAGCATATAATCCCATCGGGTAAAGTGCTGCAGGATATTCTTCGACAGGACCAACATAAAGAGTTACCTCCAGGTCCAACTGATCTTCAGATAATTCTTGAAGTTTTTCTATAACTTCTCTATATTTCATAATTTAGATCCATTCAGGTTTTCGTTCTGGCATACGAAGATAATTAGATGCAACCCAAGGTTTGCTGCTAATGTACATCTTGTAAGCAGTAAAAGTGTCAATCCCTTCGTCAAGTTTATACTCATCTGGCATCGCCCTCACAAATGGTGTTACTTCAGTAATTTTGCCTTTAGGAAAAAGATAATATGCTTCCAGTAAAGTAGTATAACAAGAATGCACCTTACCATAACGAAGTGCATATTCGTCGCACAAATTCATACCATGTTTAATCAACCAATAAGCATTATTTGGGGATTGGCTGGTCCAGATCGTACAGGGATGATTGCGGAAAGCTCCCTTGGTGGTACTGTAAGGCGTCCCATCGGCCTTGTGAAGGGGACCATACCCATGATACCAGTCGGATGCTACGATCGCCAAGAGTTGGCAGCATTCCAAAGGCATTTTAACAATATGCTTGTCGGGAAGACAAATAGCACTTTCAGCTGGGAATTTGTTCGTTACAAAGATGTTCATAATAAATCAATCAATACAGTACTTCATAATCATTTTTTTTGTTTCAGTTGGATTGTCCTCCAACCAAAAAGCTTCGTGTTCTACATCTTCCGTACTCGGATTAATGACAACTGCTTGCCGTAATGAGACTAGTTTTTGCTTAGATAGTCTCATTTCACTTTTAGGAATTCCAAAAGGACTAAAATAGTCATTACTAAAAAGTGATTTGAAGAATGAAAAAATATTTCGCTTTTCATTCCTAGATTTACATGACTGTGCATAATGAACACTTTCATGTACCAATGTTTGATTAATATTGAATCTTACATTTGGATACTGCTTAATTTTGTCCGTGCAGATCGACAATTGATTTAGTCTCGCTTCATAAAAGCCAAAAATATCATACTGCTGACAAACCTCAGAATTTTCAACCACTTGTATCTTATTAGACATCAATTTATACATGTCCATAGATTGAGTGGAAAGATAAAGAAGAAATTCCATTATTCGTTAAATTTACTATCTGGCTCTAATGCAATCCAATATGAAAGATTATACTTTTCGTTTGTAAATTTAGAGTATAGTTTAGAAGAAACTACGACATCATATGATCCAGAGATGATTTTAATGTGTTCTATTTTAAAGTTAAACACAAATACATCATTAGTTTGGCCAACTACTATAGAATATTCATTCGAGGTATCATTATTTTTATCACGAACCACCAAACGAATAACTCCGTTTTCTCCAATTGCAGAAAGATCTGGAAGTTGATAGATGGAAGATGCCTTAATCAATTTGTCTAAAGAACTACTATCGAGCTGAAAACAAACATCCTGAGAAGGCAATTTAATCTCTTTATCTGGAGGTGTTACAATTACATTTGGATCTGCATAAAAATATTTTGCTCGCCAGTTGCCCTCCCGAATCGTAACATACGAATCATTTGTAAAATCCAAATCAGGACTTTGATGTAGGCTTAAACCATTTAGGAATTCACTTAAATCATAAATCGCAAATTGACGAGGGAAATCTTCCTCAATTTGTGCTTCAGCCAAAATATTTTTTGCAACTGAAATAGTTCGAAGATGATTTCCATTTTTTACCAAAATTGAATTATTAATTTTAGAAAAATTCTTAAGAATGCTTAGTGTTTTATCAGATAATTTCATTTTATTTCAATCAACGGAACTCATTTAGGCCATTGTCTTTGCGAGTGTAGTGCCCATCAAAGTGAAGAAGAAGCATAGCATAATGAATTACTTTAAGAAGATCCCTTTTGTTTCTTCCATCCTTGTCACCATAACGACTCCCATACTTTAGAATATTGGCTTGACAAAATTTTACTGCCAAATCTTTAGAAGCCATTAAATCGATTGTTTGAATATTTTTATACTCTTCATTATGACCACAATAATGACTAGTATAAGTTTCAGTTACATAATTTTCAATATCTTTGATGATTTTATCTTCATTATACTTCCAAAGATGATTTGTTTTTTCTGATTCGTGTGAGTTCATGCGTAAATTGTTTTCATAATTTTTCATAAAGAAAGGAGAGGCGTAGATCCTCTCCAAGATTATCAGAATGGGATCTGGGTGTCAATAGGTGTGTTTTCTTTTGTTTCTGCTTGCTGATTCATTTTAAAATCAACATCAATTTTATCGTATAACTCAAGAAATGATTGTTTCGTTTCATCATCAAAACGATTAATACAAATCTGAATTGCCTTCGATTTATCTTTAAAGATACTATAAGCTTTGATAATATGAACTAGACGACGAGTACTAATGATTTCTTCAATTCCTCCATCATAAAAGGTTTTACGAATTACATCCCCCCAATCCACCAATCTCTTGCAGAAATCTTCGTCAGTAACTTCCAATTGATTAGCAACTGCATTGAGAATTTTTTGTTCTGTGGAAACTGAAGGATACTCTTGTTCTAGAGTTACTGGAAACCTCTCTAGAAACGCTTCATTCAGAACATTAGTTCCAATAAAACGACCATCATCAGATCCCTTACCCTTTGTATTTGCAGTTGCAATTACATTAAATCCTTGAGCAGGTTTTACGAATGTGCCAATTTTTTTGAGGAAAACACCTTTACCCTCTAAAATAGATTGAAGACATAGAATTTTATTTGATGCGAGATCAATTTCATCTAGAAGTAGAATTGCACCCCTTTTGAGAGCTTCAATTACAGGACCATCATGCCATGCAGTTTCTCCATTTACTAGACGAAACCCACCGATCAGATCATCTTCATCGGTTTCAATTGTAATATTGACTCGAATGAGTTCCCTCTTTAATTGGGCACATGCTTGCTCGACGCTAAACGTTTTTCCGTTACCGGAAAGACCAGTAATAAATGTAGGATAAAAAATACCAGATTGAATAATCTTTTTAATATAAGAAAAACTACCAAATGGCACAAATAGTTTATCTTTCGCTGGAATTAAATTTTGTTCATTCGTTGGAAGAACAGAAAGTGAATGGTATGAACGTTCAATTTCTTCAATTTTCTCAGAAGTTACTTCAAGATTCCAACGCCCACGGTCAGTTTTATATGGTTCGAGTTTACGTGTTAGTGTGGGATAAGATACCCCTTTAGATGCACAATATCCCCTAATGTCACCAGAAGTAATATCCGTTCCAAAAAGAGAAATGAGTTCATTTACTAGCTGATTATCATTCATTGGACTATTGGTCATAACAAATTTAATTCATCGATTTACTTGTTGAGTATACAACAAAAAAGGGACCTTATTGGTCCCTCTTGTGCCACTTTTGAAAGTGTCAACTTTCGAAATATTGATCATAAAGATCATACATTTCCTCCCAAGTAAAATCAGATAAATCATATCCTTCATAGATTAAATCATTTACCCAAAGTTCCACTTGTTCAGTTTTTGTTTTATTCTTAGGAAATCTCATTGTAGTTTGACGATATTTTCCAGTTACTCTTTTTGGTTTAGACCTTTTAGGGGCAGTAACTTTACCAAGTGGCTTACTTAATCTTCCTTTTGGAGTATCAAATAATGATCTCTGTCCAGATGCATCTTCGGAACCATACTTAGAGGGGGGCAATGCTCTCCCGGATGATGACGGAGAAACTGAAGAATCTGACCTAGAGGATTTAGTTACTACTCCACCACTAGAAGCTCTTTCTTGACCAAGATTGGATAAGCGATATCTTCCTCGGGCTTCATGTTTTTTTCTATCAATCGCCCTATCTATAGACGCTGCAGCTTTATCCGCAGCACCAGCTCCTGCATCACCAATTTTAGTGAGAGTATCACCTATTGCCCCCAATGCCCTACCAGCTTTAGATTTTCCAAATTTTTCAGTTGCCCGACTGTGCCTCTCTATACCTTTGAGAATTTGGCCAGCAATTACGTCTTGTAATCTAGCCTCATTTAATTTGTTTATACTGAAAATGTTATTAACTAAATCATCAAATTCTTCTACATTCAAATTCTCAATTATAATATCAATATGTTCGTCAGATAACCCCATTTCATAAAAATATTCCAGAGCTTGCTCCGGAATATCCTCAGGAAAGATCGTATTATTATACAAATGAGCGTATTCTCTCATTTCTGAGTCATACACCGCCTCATATAAGAGGCGGATATTTTGACAATCTTGACTATTCATATGAAAATTAATTTTTACTTATATTTATTAAACAATGAGATTAATAAATTCCGTAAGAATTTTTTTGTTTGTTTTTTTATTTTTTAGACTACTCATAAATGCATCTTTAATTTGCCTTTTAGATGCAGTATCCGAAACAACAAAAGATGTGTCTTGGAATAAAGAACTAGAAGCAATACCAAAATAAGTATGATATCCAGATGTGTCTTTAATTGAACAAGATTTATTATCTTTCCACTGCTTCATATATTTTTTATATTCTTCTCTATTATCGGCATATCTATTAATAAAGTAAGATCCATCTCTAGAGCAAATAATTCTAAATCCAATAAAATTGGTATCAGGATACATATCTCTTAAATTATTAAGAAATACTGAGGGTGTTTTATAATAATCTTCTGAAAATTTATAAGTATTACCAGTTTTTCGATTTCGAAGAAATGTACTAGAAGAAACTTGATTATATCCATTACAAATATGCGTCCCATAAGGAGAAATTGAGTCGATAATATGATACTTAGGGGGAGAAGCATCCCCATCAGTTAATATAATGCACTGAACCTTCTGTAGTTTATATTTACTCTTAAAAGTAGGAATAATTTCTTGTAATGCTATGATGGATTCATTCAAGGGGGTTCCTGATAATCTAAGTTCAGAGGGAATGGGATAACTACTACCTACGTTATAAGCATAAGCTACCCTAAAAATATTTTTCATCATATTATTTAACGTATATGAATTCATTTGACTATTTAAAAAATTCATTAACGAAAATGTACGAGGAATTTCAACTAAACCATTCTTACTTTGATATGCAAATTTTTTGTTTCGAAGTGGATAATCATGTGTAAATGCATATACTTCAAATGGAATAGAAACTTTCTTACAAAACCAAATAAGATTAAATAATTGCTTAATTGTGTCTAAAATTACGTTAGACATAGATCCTGACCAATCTAAAATAAAAATCAATCCATGATTTTTACCATCAGGTAAAGTTGTAATTTTTTTAAACAAATCTTCATTGAATTTATATGTATGCAATTTAGAACAATCTAAGATTCCAGTCCTAAAAGTTAATGCTCTAGAATAAGCATTAGCAGCTTTTTTCGATTCAAACTCTTTCACAAGAAAATTAACTTCCTTTTGGGAAGACTGTTTAAATTCTTTAAATTGCGCATCTGTTCTTTCGAACATTATGGAATCTGTTGTTTTCCAAGCAGAATCAAAAACTTTGTTTATTTCTTTACATGGAATAATAATTTGATCAATATCTAAAGTGGGCGTTTCCACATATACATTGTAGTTCAAACCTCTAGATACTAATTTTTGTATCGCTTGATTTAACTTGTCTACCGTTTTAACATCGTCGGTTGTAGATACCTGTGATCCAGTGCTACTTCCAGGACGAGATTCATTTGAGTTTTCCCCTGATTTTGATTTATTCGAAGAATTAGTTACCTCGTTATTGTCCCCAATGTTTGAGTTCTCTTTATTGGTAGCCTCAGACGTTGATGATTCTCCACCCAGTTCTAATTGCTCTTTAGGTATTTCGGTATGCGTAGATTCTTTCCCAGCATTACTATTTTCTTGTGTATCTCCGGTGCAATTTCCAAAGACAATAGTATCTAAAGAAGTTGAATTTACTTCTTCATGATTCTGTTTCTTATTGCAATACTCAAAAAGTATCTTAGATGCCTCTAAAACATCATCAAATGTTTCGCATTGTGCAATTAAATCTATGATTGATTGTTCTTCAGAATTAAAATTTAATTGTAGGTGATTGCCAATTTTGAAATACAAATTTGCTCTATCTGCTAGACCATACTTGGTGATATCATTTTTACTCAGTTCAAAGAAATCTTTTTCCGCCATTTCTTTATATCCAAGATAAAAAGTCTTAGATAAGCCCCCATATCGTCTCTTTACAAGTTTTTCAATTCTTGCATCTTCAACAATATTCACATATGAAAGGGGAATTTCATGGTCCTTACACCAATCGTCAGTAGGAGTGTACAATGCATGGGCAGCTTCATGACTCAATAGAAGATCATAAATTTCATTTGACGCCCTTTCCCACATTGGCAGCGTAAGAACCCTACTTTTTACGTCAAAACATGCGGTTTCTACGTATCGATGTTCCACAATAATATCCTCAGTCGCCAAAAGACGTGCAAGCATTCCTTTAACTTCAAAGTTAATTCCCATAAATCTGTGTGTGAAAGAATAGTATCATACACAAAAAGAGGGCACATAGGCCCTCTTGGTGGACGGTTTTTAAATTGGTTGAGTATCAATTTGTAGATTTCAAAATTGAATACAACCACTCATCACTCATTGAATTGATAATTTCATGTGCAGATTTTTCATCATTTGCATAACCTTCAGATAATAGAGAATACATAATATCTGAATAGAATTCCTCTTTAGCCAATTGAGTTGTATATTCACCACTCCCATATTTGAATGTTTTCTTACCAAATTCTCTATTTTTCCTAAATGCATCTTCAAAATCTTTTGCGGGACCAAGTGCGGCACCACCAACAATCTTTGGGCCAACAATCTTTGAGCCAACATTCAAACGACTACGAATTGTGCCACTTGGATCTTTCGTATTATATACATCATATTTTTGCTGTTTTTTATTCATTTGATCTGCACCAAGAATAGCACCTGCGCCAGCCACTGTTGCTGCGGCAGCACCTAAAGCTGGTTTTCTAGGAATTCCACCTTTCTTTGATGTTGCAGATTGAGATGCCAATCTTTCTAATGTTGGATTTCCACCTGAAGGACCAGTTGCCCTAAATGGAGCACGACCTCTTGAAGATGTATGACGATATGGAGAATTTGGCTTAGTGCCCCCAAACGTAGGTTGTGTTATTCCACCAGAAGGTTTAGGTGTACCTTTAGGAGCTTTGGCTATATTCTGTGAATTGGATCTAGCCATCGATTTGCCTGTCGTGCCCCCAAAAGTAGGTTGTGTTATTCCACCAGAAGGTCTAGGTGTACCTTTAGGCATCTTGGCTAAAGTTTGCGTATTAGATGATGCCATTGATTTACCTACCGATCCAAATTCCGGTTGAGATATATTGCCAGAAGGTTTAGTGGCACCTTTAGGCATCTTGGCTAAAGATTGTGTATTAGATGATGCCATTGACTTTCCTGCAGTATTTTTTGCTGCAGGAAGTAATCCTTTTGGTTCTGGTGATGGTTTTGGTAAAAATCTACCAGGAAGTGGACTAGAAGGACCTTCTCTCGGTAATCCATATTGTTTTGGCTTAGAGCCTTTCATAAATTGCATCCAAGGATCTGCAGCTGCTCCAGCTACTTTTCTAGCTGCAGGGGCGACTTTTTGACCAACATTTTTAACTGTACTTGCAATCGGCGCTGCAGCTCTAGATACCCCGGATATTGCTTTTGATACTGGCAATCCGGCCATTTGTGCTACCCCAAGCATAGTAGCTAAAATTGTAGGATCCGCAGCAGCTCTTTGCGCAATTTTCTGAGGACTAGGACCACCTGCAGCAGTATGTCTCTCCCATCCCTTTTGCACAAAAGATCCTCCACTGGAAGAAGCTCTCTTCTGGGCAAGCATATCTGCATACTTATTTGGAGCTTCTGGTGCAGGTGGTTTTCTTGCAGCTCTTGCTTGTTGAATTGCTCTAGTTTGAGTTGCTCTTGCTTGAGGATTTAGAATTTTACCTGTCTTTCCGAATCCACCAGGAGTATATCCTTTTTTGGCTAAAGTTTTTGCAGACATTCCTCTAACTGCGGGAGTCACCTTTTTAAGTACTCCGCCGGCAGCCTTTAATCCAGCTTTTATAAGTCCTGTACTTACTTCTGCAATATAAGATTCATCTAACAATTGTTCTTGATTACAATATTCCAGAATATCATCAATAAATGTATCCGAAAGATCATTTTCAATAATCAGACTTGCGAAGTACTCAGATTCTTCTACGTGTTCAAATATATTGAGTTCTTCACAAAAATTTACTATATCCCCGTAAAAACTACTTTCATCATAACAATATACATCTTGATACGCTTCGTAAAGTGATTTCATCTTTAATATCTATTTTTAGATATTTATAAAAAAAGCACCCTTTTCGGAGTGCTTTTTCTTTAGTGCTTGTCGGCGTGCTTTTTCTTTAGTGCTTGTCGGCGTGCTTTAGCTTGTCGAAGTGCTTGTGGTTTAAGTTTTCGTTTTTGTTCCTTTTTGGAATGTTTTTGCCAATTTGGAAGATTCATCTGAATTTGTGGATTCTACTGAACTAATTATACGAGAAAATCCTTTGATCTTCTCAAACTGTATGACACTTCCAAATTTGTCATACAAGTCAGCTTTATGAGAAATAACAAAAATATTAGAATCTTTAATCACATACCGAATAATCTTCAGGAATTCATCCGTTCCAAAGCTATCAAGAGATCCGTCAAAAACCTCATCGAACAAAAGAATATTACAATTTGCTGAATTTTTAATTCTCGCCAATTCTCTCCAGGCAAATATAAGTGCAAGATTAATCTTTGCTCTTTCCCCTTCAGAAAAAGAAGAATAGGAAAAATCCTCATGTATAGGAGATTTAATTTTTTCATTAAACTCAGAATCTAATTCAAAGTTAATATAAAAATCCATCATTCGTAAATATCGATTCACTTGTTGATTAATGAAAGGAAGATACTTTTGAATAATTTTAGTTTTTACTCCATCATCTTTTAATAAAGAATTTATAAATTCATAATATTTTATATTTTCTTTTTTTGTTAAAAGATCATCATATAAC